ACATGTGACACTCCTAGTAGTCGGTGTGCCTACAGGATATCATGCCCCGTTTTCGGGGTACATGACTTCTATCTGTTCACGGTGCCGCTCAGAGATTTGGGCTACCAAATCTTGTATCAACCCGTTGTATTTGCGTTGGGCTGTCTCGGCTCCGATGTGCTGGATGTAAAGCATTTTAGGGATGTGGTAACAGCGGGTTGTGAGGGCTGACCGGACTATCAGGTCATAGTCGTCGGCTACCGGCAGGGTTACGTCATGCCCGTTGAGTTCACGGTATGTTTCTGCTCGCCATGCACGTACGTGGTTGGGGACAGAAACAATGTGTCCCAGGGTGGTTCTATTTAATTGCGGTGCAATCATCTCCCAAACTGCGTACTGCTCGTTCCAGCGTTCCGAGCCGTAGCCGAAAGCCCAGCCTTCAGGGTATTTGCCGGTGGTGCCATCAGGGAACATTTCGCAGCAGTTGGAGTAGGCGAACCCGACACCGTAGTCGATGAACGCTATATCTATTTCTGCGAGTGCATCAGGTGTGAGTTGGTCGTCGTGGTCTAACTCGACGAGGATGTCGCCCAGGCCGAGCATAAAGGCCATGTGTTTGACGTAGCCGATGTTGCCGCCGGATGGTACGTGTGGTTTGTAGTACCGGATTTTGTAGCGTTCGTCTGCACAGAACCCATATACTTGTTGTTGGACTGCTGCGGTGGTTGAGTCGTCGTAGATGACCCATTCCCAATCGGTGTGGGTTTGTGCTTTGAGGGATGCCCATGTGCGGGCTAGGACATCGGGGCTTGTGTTGTATGTGCAGGTGATGACACTAATTGTCATTAAGCCGCAATCTCCATAAGAACCATAGAACCACCAGCGACACTCCAACTATTACCTAAAGCAGTTTTAGCAAAAATTGCATAAACGGTAGAAGAAGTTGTAGCAGGTGAATCTAAATAGTTGAACGGTATGCCACCCATCGACATCGCTGTCGCTGTTGTGGACTGGTCACCAATATATCCATCAATCATGTATATGGAAGCCCCGTTTTTGTAGATTCTGAGTTCTGCCCAATCTCGTGCAGCCGCATGAGAAATGTTTTTTGTCGCTCCGGTAATAAGGATTTTTGATGAAGCACTAAAAGGCGTGATGGTTGCCGTGATTCCAGTGGTCACAAAAGTTCCTGCAAATGTTGCGTTTGCTGCAACATCAAAATAAACTGTTTGCAAAACAGAACCGTTGGTGGGTGTGGTTGCTGCAATGTTGCGCCATACGGACCCGTTCCATACACGAACTAAATCCGTGTCTGTCTCATAGATTTGTTGACCCTCGTATGGGGCTGTGGGCCGTGTTGTCGAGGTGCATACACCTGGACGTACACCGGTGGTGTTGTTGCTAATAGCCATTATGCACTTATTTCCATAAGGACGATTGTCGATTTCTGTATGCCATTACCATCATTAAAATTGCAATAGTTGTTTCCGGCAGAATTAACCTTTACTTGTGTTTTGTAAGTAATAGATGACGTAGTTGCTGGACTATCGCTGACATTAAAAGAACAATATCCAAGGATGAAGTTTGCAGCACTGTATAAACAATGACCTTGCGTAGTAACAACAGTGGAACCACGAAGAAGTTGTATTGTTTGCACTATTCCAGCAGATGTACCAAGTCCTTGAGAAACACTAATCAAAATAGTACTAGAAGAAGATTGCGGGGCAATACTTGCTGTTAAATTTGTATCAAGATAAGAAGTAGTGACATTGACTTGCGTTGTCGTGGAGTTTGTGACCACCTGCAAAACAGTTCCTTGAGTTGGGGCTGTTGCTGCAACATTTTTCCATGCAGACCCGTTCCACACACGAACCAAGTCTGTGTCAGTCTCATAAATCATTTGGCCCTCATACGGGGTAGCCGGACGGGTCGCACTAGTGCATACACCCGGCTTGTTTAATGATGAGGCTCCGACCTGTTGGCTAATGCTCAAAACTAACTCCTAACCCAATTTTCGTTGGAACATATTTTTGAAACATGCGACGGTGAGACACCAAACTTTTCACCTATTTGTCGTTGCGTAATTTCACGTTTAGACCACAAACGTCGTATCTCTGCAACATCGTCCCATGTAAGTCTAGCAATAGAAAGCCTTTGTTTTTCTATGTGTTCTTTACTTGGCCTGCCTAAGATGCGACCCTTGGCTCTTTCACTGCGCCTTTGGCGTTCTTCGATAGAAAAAAATCGTGGGGGCCTAGCGGAAATTATGTCTTTGTGGATTTTCCAACCGCTTTGTAATTTTGCTAAAGGTTGAATGTTCATGCAATTTTCTGTACCAAAAACAGTGTCAATGAACTTTTGTTCCATTTGCAGAAGTTCATTTTGGTCGCATAACTGTAGGACTTCTACGTTGAATTCTTGATTTTTGTTCCATGCTTTTTGCATAAAATTGTTGGAATGTTTTTGTATTTTCAATTCGGCAAAATGGTCATTGATTCTTTTGCGAAGGTTAATGGTGGAACCTACGTAGAATCTTTCTCCTATTGTAATGCGGTATACGGCACAGATATTCCCCAGGTCAGTCACTTGTGAGTGTTGGCTAATTCCCATTAGGGTTCCATTCTTCTGCGACGTTACCTTCAGCAACCCATGCTAGATAGGCTTGATATTCAGTGTTGGCAGGGTCGTTTGGTGCCGTTGAAACATGAACATTATTATCGGTAAAAAGCATGACATAAATATCGTCATTTTCACGAATGGGTTTTTGTAATTTATATTTCATTATAACTCCGCAGAAAAAATAAGTGGTGTTGTTGTGCCAGATAAAACAAAAGCCGAAATTCCTGTTGATTGTGCTGCTGTACTAAATCTTGCAATAAGTGATTTTGGATTAGAGTCATAGATATTCCCACTAAAATCTGCATTAGCGTCGGTAGCGTTAAAAATTCTAAAATTATTTCCAGATGTTGCTGCAGGTGCGGAAGGTGCGCTTCTCATTTCTACTGGGAAAATAATCAAGGCATCTGCTGTAGTTGATGAACGAAACAATGCGGGCATACCCATTTTTCCTGAAGCAACACCAAAGTTAAAACAGTACCGTTGGCATAAGGCTAGTTCCACACCGATAGGGCGTTGCTCAAACGGTGTCGGGCTATAGTTCGCTTCAAGTTGCACGTTGGCAACATCAATAGTGCAAGCCACACCAATCCCAAAACGCAAACCAAGCATCAAATTGTCGTTGCTTGTCCCAAGGGTTTTCCCTGAAATTGAGGGAACAACAAAAGATGCAGAATACTTAGTCCAAACATTCGCTGAAACTAAAGATTGTGTTTGGACAAAAAGGTCAACAGTTCCCGACGGTGAACCACCAGTACCAAAGTTTTGTGAAACAAAAGGGGTGGATTGAATTGTTGCGTTTGTTGATTTCCACCAAAAAGATAATGTAACAGTCTGCCCAGCAAAAGTATTAACGTTTTCAATTTTTTGCCAAATGTCATGTACTGTTTGACCCGTTCCCAAAACCGATGTGTTGATAGTCAAATGGTATTTAGGATTGTCAGGTACTGCTGTCTGTCCTAACGGGAATAGTGAACGAGATATATTTCTTGTCCCTGTAGCAGAGTTCCACCATTGATACCATCGGTCTGCGCCTTCTATCAGCCCTGATGTCGGCGTATAGCCACCAGTCCCACCTCTTTGCCAAATATCAAAACCACCATTGATGATTTTATTGCGAAACCCAAGACCGGCAGGCAATAATGCCGACGAACCCAACGCAGAAGAAATACCCATTACAGCGTCTTATCCCAACCGACAACCACAATGTTCACAGCAGAACCCAAATCCGAATACCCCCACAAACGGTCACCAGCGTTCAACACCATCGCAGTATCCAACACAATCGTATCAAACATCCCGATAGGCAAAGCATGAAGAAACCGGCTAGTAATACCACCCGTAACTGTTGTACCGACACCAAGATACACAAGCCTGTCAATACCGCTCGTGTTGCACAACATGATTTGTTTGATAACCCAAACGTGACCGGCAGCCACAGCAGCCGCACCCAACGCTGCATCCGTGTTCGTCAACACAGTCGAGTTAACTAACCGTGTTTCTATTCTGTCGCCACTAGCCATACTTAAACTCCAACATCCATAATGATTATTGCACTAAACTTCATGTCGTTCATAGGGTCTGTGCTTGCTGTCGTGTTCACCCATTTGCTTGTGCCACCATCATAAACCAGTGCCTGACCTGTTTGAGGGCCACTGATAGCGACATCGGTTGCAGCCGACAATGTAGTGAAACCCTGAGGACCCTGAGGACCCTGAAAACCTTGTGGGCCTTGAGCACCGACAGCACCGGTTGAACCCTGCGGGCCTTGCGCACCTTGAGGACCGGTTGCCCCCTGATATCCTTGGGGACCTTGAGCACCAGGGGAACCAATAGAACCCTGCGGGCCTTGCATACCAATCAGGCCCTGGAAACCCTGTGGGCCTTGAGCACCCTGCGCACCCTGCGGGCCTTGAGGGCCTACATGGGAAAAGATGAACAAGATGTCAGCGTTGTTAGCGAACCCTGTTGCACCGACACCACCCGAACCGACATACGTGACAGGGAATTCTAGGTAACTGTTAGCGAACAGGGTTGGTGGGGCAGAAACTTCCCACTCCTGATAGTCGTTGCTGTTACTGGCAGACTGCACAAACAGAATATCGCCGGTAGTGATGGTCGCCAAGAATACGTCGATGTCGTTGCTGAAAGAATCAAGGTGGCTAGTGTTTATTTGGGTAGCAGAAATCTGTGTAGCGTTATTCCAAATAACAAACCCAGCACCAGGGTTACCTGAAAGTGTGCCAGTTTTTGCTTTATAGTTGTAGAAACTGTTTGACTGCCCGACAGCACCTTGCGGTCCTTGGAAACCTTGCGAACCTGTAGCACCCTGGGTACCTTGATAACCTTGAGGGCCTTGAGGACCCTGAAATCCTTGAGAACCCTGAGAGCCTTGCGAACCTACGTCGCCTTGAGGCCCTTGAAAACCTTGGACACCCTGCGCACCCGTGGCACCAGTAGAGCCTTGAGGGCCGGTAGGTCCTTGTGCCCCTGTAGCACCTTGGCTACCTTGCGCACCTTGATATCCTTGCGGGCCTTGACTACCTTGATATCCTTGTGCACCTTGCGGGCCAGTAGGACCCTGTGAACCTTGACTACCTTGCGCACCTTGGTTGCCTTGAAAACCCTGTGGACCTTGGCTACCTTGGAAACCTTGTGTGCCTTGGAAACCTTGAGGCCCCTGCGAACCTTGGAAACCTTGTGGACCCTGTGGGCCTTGCGCACCAACAGGACCCGTGCGGTCTGTCGAAACCAAAACGTACTTCTGCCCTAAGACAAGAGGACTGTTTGGGTCTGCTTTCGCTACACGAAACTGGTTGTCAACCTGATAAAGCACCACCTCATTAGTGGATTGTGAAACAACAAACCGTTCCACTGCTACCTAGTTACATCAGCGAGAACTTCAATTTCGCCAGCCATAATAGTTGTGACACTCGCACCGGCGGTCTGTTGAAGGTCATAATAGTATTTGCCTTCATCAACATCATCGGTGACTGTCGCAGCAAAAGAAACAAGCAACTCACCCGCAGGACCATCAGTTACGGTGCATGTAGCGGTAGCGGTGATAGCAGCGATATTGGGAGTGGTGCGCACCTGGCAGGCATACGTGTAGCCTGTGATGTTTACAGGTGTCTCACCGGCTTCATCTGAAGTGATGACAACCTGAAACTCCCATGTGTCTCCACGGGTAAAAACTTGGTTTGCTTTAACGGGTGCAGCCATACTATCGGAAGTATAGCATCTACCATTTCACCCTGTCGGCCCAGTAGGCGGCAGACATTTTGCCTTTAGCGATATTGGCTGCGTGGCGGGCTTTGAACGCTTTGTTGCGGGCAGACCCATCGGGGGAACCCACAACACCTTGCTGACCGAACCGGATGAGTTTCACCTTGTCGCCGTCCTTGGCTAAGACAGCATGAGATTTGCTTGCGTTCGGTGTCCGTTTGGGTTTATTGTATCCAGCGAACTTTTCGCCACGGTACTCGATACTCATTGCGGTGCTCCTTCAATCTGCCAGCGTTCCGTGGCATGTTTCTCTAACAGCGCAGACCCCTCTATTTTCTTTGGCTGAAGACCCTGTTTGCGTAGACGCTTGTATGCGGGCATGTCTCGGTTCCAACGCTTCTCACGGCTGTTGGTGGCCTCTACAACGGCTCCACGGGTTGTCGTGCTGTTAGACCCCACCTGGATGTTAGCAACCCTGCAACCGAAACAACCATCAACATCAAGGTTAGGGTGTGTTTCTTGATGCTTCACGAAATGTAATTCCCATAGCCACCAGCAATAAGGTCAGCAAGTTCCTGCCCATCGACAGTGTGGACGTGACCGCCGTGGTAGGTGATAGCGATTTCTGCTGGGTCATACGGTTGGGTTTCGGTGAAGGTGCCGTCAGCGAGTTTGAACACGTTCCGTCCACGGGGGCCAGGTTTCAGGTAGGACATGATTCCCCGTTCACCGGCTTCAGCCCAATACACGAAATCGTCTGTGGGTGTGATAAATGTTGCCATAGGTGGATAATAGCAAAAGCCCCCCGCCGAAGCAGGGGGCTAACGCTTAAACCGCAGTCTTTATCAGACTCCGTTTGCACCAATGCTTGATGCGGATTCGATGCGACGCAACGCTTCCTGACGGAACACGCCATATCCCACGAAGTGCTTCCAGCCGACTGGACGGAAACGCTTGAGGAGGTCGTTGACTTCACCGTACACGATGGTTGGCTGTGCGCCGTACTCGCCACCAAGGGACACGCCCTTAGCGAGAGCCTGACGACCCATGATGAGGGTACCGTACGAGTCGCCTGTTCCCGTTGCACCGGCACCGTTGAAAGCGTTAGCAAACAATGGGGCACGTGGGGAAGCGATAAAACGAACACCGTCAATCTGACCGATTTCACCGTTAACCAACGGGGTTGAGTCAGTGTACTTGTATGCGTCACGCCAACCGGCTGCGTCTGTTGCACTCATCAAGTCGAACTGTACGTCAGGGTGGATGAACCCGATGTACGTGCCGTTGATGGTTGGGACGTTTGCAGCCCGCAACTGTGCGACAGCCTTACGGATGTCTTTGATGGTGAGCGTGTCATCAACGTCCATGTCGATACGGGCTGTTGCCGTATCAGTACCACCGGAAGCGTAGAACACGTTTGAACCGGCTTGAAGAACGTTGCGGGCAAGCGTATCAACACTCAAACCAGCGTTGTAACCAACAGCCTGAGCGGCTACAGGGTCAACAGGGATGAACGATGATGCACGGAGTTTAGCCGTGGTGACCGTTGCGTTACCATATTCTTCAAGCGTGACCGTAACTTGGCTGTCGCTCATCGCAACAGGTGTTACGTCTTCTGCTTCACCAAGCGGCGTGGTAGCGGCAGCAAGGTCAGCAAAAACGGTGAACGTGATTGAAGCACCAGGGTTGGTTGCGTTGGTGGCCTGAACGTCTGCGAACTGGTCAAAGTACATTTCGGGACGGAGGGCAAAGTACGCCAACTTTTCGAAAGCAACCTGGTCGGTATCAAGACTTCCGGTTCCAATCATTGAATAAGATTGATAGGGCATTATATTTTCCTTTACAGAGAGGGTAGTTTAGAATTCAATTCCTTGTGCTTGTGCCTCTGCAAAGATTGCGTATACTTCTTGTTCAGATTGAGCATCCTGAATACGTTTGTTCCAAGACGGCCCAGGAGGAGCGGTTTCGCTACCGGCAGCAATCCTGTTGGACTGTTGCCATGCCTGCTTATCGCTATCCATCGGATTGCTTTGGGGTGTAATCAACTGTGCTTCTTCGGCGGCCTGCCTGATTGCTTCCGGAGAAAGTTCGCCGTCGTAGCCTTTCACAAAGTATTTGAACTTCGGATCATCGGTAGCGATACCGGCTTTCATAAAGTTCATTTCCCGTGAGGCTTGTGAGAACTCTGCCACTTGTCGGCGTAGTTCCTTGGCTTCCTTTTCCAGTTGCTTCATTCTTGCCCTCACAGGATTCTGTGGTGGTTCGTTTGACTGGTCGTCGTCATCATCGTAGAAGTCATCTTCAAACTCTGACATATGGCACTCTCCTTTAGACCGCACCACACCGGAGGAGTGTGATGGCTTCTTGTTGCTTACACCCCATATGTACGCTGTCGTTATTGGGGGCTTCCCGACAGGTTCCAGCACTCGGCTTCGGACGTATGTTAGGCATACCTAACTTGTTCTGTCAACTATTACTGTCCTACTGTTGTAAGACCTGAGATTCCTTGTTGACCTGCAGAGAATCCTCCGCCCATTTCGTACTCTGCTAGACGTTGGCGACGTTTTGCTGCGACACGTTGAGCGGCTGCGGTGTTTGTGCCAAGTGCTGCACCGATCTGTTCTTGCTGGCTGATTGCTTCTTCACCTTGGAGTTGTGCTTCGTACAATCCTCTTTGCGTACCTATCTCAGCAAACCCTCGACGAGCCTCTGCTGCGCTGATCCCCTGCCCAGCGATTTCTTCTGCTTGTTGGCCTGTGATTTCCATGCCACCTTGCGTTGTTGCCACACCTGATATCTGTGCGGCTTGGGCTTGGCGTTCAAGGATGGGGCGAGCCTTCGTAGGGTCTAGGAAGTATGCGACAAGTTTGCCTTCGTCTACGCCATAAAGACGTTTGAACTCTTTGACAACCTGCGGGTCAGTGTTGGCTACCGCTTGGTAACCGTTTTGGATACGGGCATTGACTTCGGATGCGGAGACCGACCCACCAATGAAGTTGGCGTAATCGTCGGGGCTATCGTAAAACGTTGACGGGATGCCGTTGGATACCAAAGTGCTTTTATATTCTTCTTCCATGCGCACATATTCGCCTAGAGACTTTTCTCTTTCGCCTTTGTCACGCAAGATGATGTTCCCTTTGAACCTTTGTTTATAAGGCTCTGTATCACGGATAGCAAGTTGAACAGATGTTTCACTAGCAAAGTCAACTTCTCCTGTGGCCTCTTTGGGTAACAAAAGTTCAGTAAGGGTCTTTGCTTGTTCGGGGGTGAACCCCAGCGAGATCAATCCGTTTTGAGCAATTTCAGTATTGGTTGCCATTAGATTTTGCCGAAAGCCTTTCCGAGTGTTTCCACAAGTGTACGTGCCCTAGATTTAGCGTCTTCCGTTTCTCCCCATTTGTACTTGGGTTCCGTACGCAATTTGTTAACCCATTCGCTAACATTTAACTGGCGTGGTTTACCGTCAGGTCCGATAGTCGAGATTGCCTCGAAGTAATCGGGGCTTGACATGTCGATACTATTAGCATCTTTCTCTAGGACTTTTGCTGCGTAGTCACGGTAAGGAGCAGCGATATCTTCCAGGGTCACACCTGAATCTATTTGCGTGGCGAGATGGGAATACCTGCCCTTGGAGAGTTCCTGCCATGTGCGCTGGAAGTCTGTAATCTTTTTGTCGCCTTTGAGCAACGCTTCGATATCGGAATCCTGGACTGTGACGAAATACTTTTTGGCTTCTTGGCGGAGGGTGTCTGCTTCAAAACCTTGGGTGGCACGGACTGCTGCGGTACCGAATTGTTGTTGTCCAGTGCTTGTGCGTTTGAACACTTCGGAATAGACACGACCTTTAAGTACTGCGCCTGTCATATTCATTCGGGCAGCGTCACGGGCAAGTGTAGATAGTTCCGATTCCGTCAGGCCGATGTCCCCGAAGTTCGTTGTGATTTCCTCGATCTTCAGGTTGATTGCGTTTTGTTTGTCGCCGTCTTTGTATGCATCGAAGTTGCGGGCTGAGGCAACAGTGTTCTGCATGTACGGGGTTTTGTCGAGTGCAGCCTTGAACTTCTGCAAACCAATCTGCGATTCGTACCATTTGTTTTTTAACGCAAGGTTGAATACTTCTGCCACACCCTCGAACCCGCCGTTGGGGTCCAGGAGATAAGCAAATTCAGGGAACGCTTCTGCCGCTGTCGTCTTCGGTGGTTTAACAGTTGTGGCTGCACCAGGTGTAGTTACTTTGCCGCCTGCACCACCGGCACGACCGCCTCCGCCTCCACCGCCACCTATACCCCCAGGGGTACCAGGGGCACCAGGAACGGCTGGGGTAGGTGTTCCCGCTGACGGCTTACCACGGCTAGCGACAGTACCCATAACCTTGTTTAGATCAAGTTTCTCAGTTTTACCGGCGGCAGGAGTTGCGGCTTTTGTTGCAGCAGGCTTGGTTGCAGCAGGCTTGGTTGCAGCAGGCTTGGTTGCAGCAGGAGCGACAACTTCAAGTTTAGAAGAAAGTTGCGCTTTTTCTTTTTTAAGTTTTTCTTTTTCAGCAGGCGTAAGAGGTTTGATACCTGCCTTCTTTTCGCTTTCAGAAACAGTTTCCCTAAGTTTTTTGTCAATGTCTTCTATCTTCGATTGGACTTTTTCGATAGGTGCTGCGACAACCTGGAATTTTCTTGACGCTTCGTCGGCGGAACTTTTTAACCCATCAACGATTTGGCGGAATTCTTCTCTTGTATAAGTTTTTCCCTGGTATACAGGATTACCTATTTGGCTTTCTGCCGACCTAGCAAGCGCAAGGGCATCCCTAGTTTCCTCCATAAGAGCACGGGCAGAATTGTATTCTTCTTGAGAAACAATCTTGCCTTCTTCTGCTTTTACTTTTTCTTGTTTCGGTGGGGCGGCTTTCTTCGTTGCCCCTGGTCGGAGAACAGTATCTCTACCTCCCTGGACAACCTGTTTTGTTTCACCGGTGCGAGGGTCAACATAGACCGTACCTATTGCTGGCTTACGACCTCCTGGGCCGGGTAGCGGATTGTCGTACTTTGGGTCAGTCATTATGCTCCTCGTAACATCTGTTCAAAAGATTGCGCCAACTGCAAGAACCCTACGTTCTCACGTTCACCTGCGTATTCGGTTTCAACGGCGGATTCCGCTGCAGTCTGAAGACTTGTCGCTGACTGTGAAGCGGCTTGGGCGCTGGCTTCCTCACCCTGGTAAGCCTTAACGAAACGGTCAAGGTCTTTGTCATCAGGTTCCCGACCAAGAAGGTTACGGGTCACCTCTTTGTAGACGGCACGGATATCTTTCTTGGGGGTGTAACGAGGGGCTGAACCGCCACCACCACCGCCTTGACCACCTGGGTAGTCCTTGACAACCATCGTGCGAGCGACATCCCATGTGCGCCCATACTCGTTGGAGACACGTAGCAGTTGGCTCATTGCCGCTAAGTCCCGTGACTCAAACCCTGTCGCTGAAGGCTTTGTCGAAGACGGGTAGAACCCACGGTCGTAAAGAGTCTGTAACAAATTGTCACGTTCCGCTTTAGATGTGATGCGAGCCAACTCAGGGTAAGCCTCATCATCAGGGGTGTAACGATCACGAACAATGTTGTTATTGACGTTTACAAGTTTCCTGCCACCGTAGTCAAGTTCTGTAGGAGAACCAACAAACGAGTAGATCGCCTTCTGCGGCATACCACGTTTAGCCAACTCTTGAGTCTGCGTAAGGGTGACTTTACGTTCAGGGTAATTGAAGTCTGCCGGTAGAGCATATTGGTCGTTCGACTGCTGGGCAATGACTGGTGGCATATCGCTCATTATTGTTCAACCTCGCTTGAAAGAACTCTCTCGTAAACCCGTGCAAATTCAGGTGTTTCTAAAATCAGTGTTGTAGCCATACTAGCCAACCAGTCACGGAGAGGTTGGGCTGCCTTGGAACCAAGACTTGTGTACCCTGCTGCTGCGGCTTGTTGAAGTGCCTTGTCTCTTGCTGATAGGTATTCGTTTACAGCAGCAGACACAGGGTTATCTGATTGTGATGGGTCTGAGGCTGCGTTAGAAAGTTGTACTAGTTCAGATTCAAACTTGCCTACCTCAAACACGGGTTGAGCAGGGAATCCTGGGTGCTGACGGTTCAGGTCCTGGCGGATGTTCTTCAGCCATACTCGTTCTTCTTCGGTAGGATATTGCCCAACCTGATCTTTCGCTGCACGGTATTTTGCTGCACCAATTCGGTACTGCGCTTGGGCAATGATCTCTCGGTCGGTTAGACGTTTGCGTCCTTCTGTGCGTATCTGACGTTCCCAAACAGAGTATGAGAAATCGTCGCCGGTAGGAGCGAAGTATCCTGCAACATCAGGGTACATATCAAACATCTCTTTGTTTTGACGTTCCCATACCCCAAACTGTTCGCTTGCATCCAAGCCACCTTTGAGCGCCTGTGTTTTAGACGAAATGTATAGCAGAGCATCGTCGCCGTAGGTTGCCAAGAACTTTTGGATAGCGGTGTCATAGTTCTCTGACTGCAACTTTTGGAACTCTTTAGTCAGAGCAGAAACGTAAACGTCGCCCTCGTCGGTTGGGATGATGAATTCCGGTGATGCGGATGTTGGTCCGAGGAACTGGCTGAACGCTCTCATCGAAGTGAGAATCCGTGCCTTCCATTTAGCATCGTCCATCAGGCGTTCTGATTCCTGTGGGATCGACATGTCATAGTCACCGGAGGCAGACAACGCCCGCAATGTCTCGACGTAAGTGTTGGCGTAGATGGTGTTCAGTTTCCCTGGGCTGTCTGTCAACGCTGATTTAAGTTTGTCTGCCCACTGAGGGAGAACACTCACCTTGCGGTCCTTGCCGTAAGGCAGGAGAACTTCAGTCAGGGTGTCAAACGTTGGCGTGTCGGGAATGATTTTGCTTGCGGCAATCTGTCCTACTGGTCCGAGCGATGGGATAACCGACAAGCCAACAGACAAACGTTTAACTGGTGCTTGCAGCGGAGCGTTGATACCAGTAAGGAGTTTAGATAGTTCTCCGGAGAACGGGAAGTTGAAAACGTACTCTCCGCTTTGCGGGTCTTTGTAGAAGAAGCCTTGACCGTCTGCATCAGGGTCGGCGTTGGATAGACCGTTGAATACTCTTTGTGCACGCCGGATACGGGTTGGGTCTTCGATCAGGAACTTGGTGTAGGTGCCAAGAACTTCTCGCCATGCTGCACCGAACGGAGCGATGATACGCATTACATCTTCAAGGTTGTTCCGTTCGACACCATTGTACAAGGTTTCTTTTGTCGTCCTGAGGGCGATGGCTTGGGCATAGTCGTCGAGTTGGTCGATGGTCCCTGTCGGGATTGCATCGCCAGGGGCGAAACTTCTATCTGCTGCAGCCTTAATCTTGTTGTATATTTCTTTGCCGCCGACGTAACGTTCGGGTGATATGCGTTCTCTTTTAGCAAATGCGGCGATGTCTTCTACTAGACGTTTGGCTTGTGCGGGGTCGAGTAGGTCGGCGTTGTCTGCTACTGCAGGGTAATACGATTGCCGCCACACAACTGAGCGTTCTAGTTTCTTAGATATGCCACCGGCAATGTTCCCGAAGAAGAAGTCGACAGCCTTGTTCTTTTGATCTAGGACTTGTTTTTCTACCCCACGTAGAAGACCTTGTTCGATTGCTACCTTCTGTGGGATTTTGACTGTTTCAGGTAGTTCTACTCGTCCGCCTGCATCGTCGATGATTGTTCCAAGACGTTCGCTTGTGGAGATAGCCTGATCTTTTGTCATGCCCCGTGACGGGAAAGCACTGTCATCGCTGAGTTGTTGGACACGGAAACGTTTGACACCAGCATCGTCTACTACGTCCATGACAACACCTTCGGTGCCATCAGAGAATCGGAGAAGGCTACCCTTGCGTCCTTTAAGTGGACCAGCGACCACTTCAAAGTCATCTGCTAAAGCATCGATAGTGAAACTGTCACCGACTGGTACACGGTTGTATGCAACTACAGCGTTGAGTGTTTCATCCCCGCCTGTCTTAAGACCGATACGTGGGAGTGTTAGGTCTTCAATCCAAGCAACAAACAATTCTTCATCCGTACCTGTTGCTCTAAGCGTGACACGCCCTGCTTCTTGACCTGAGTTTGCACGGAATCCACGCTTAAGGTATCCGTCTATCAACCCACGGAGTCGGCGTTGCCCGGATGGGGTAGCAGACATAATCTTATAGATTTCCTGTGGCGTGTGACCACGTGCGGCGAGCATGATTTCAGGCGAGTAGGAAAGTTGGCGTAGTTCGTTTTTCATTCCTTCACGCCAAGGTTCAGGGTTTTCAAGTCTATTAACGAGAGGGAAGTTTCCTGTGCGTACTTGTCCAGCCATTGCTTGTGCAGGATCATCTAGGTTACGGGTTAGACCGTGGTTCATTGCTTCGACGAATGTGTCCATTCCGCCAAGTAGGTCTTCGCCAATAACTTCAGGGTCGAACATTTCTAGGTCGTCGAATGTGTTGCCTCGGATTGTCCCGATTCCTTTACGGAAACGTCCGGGTAGTTTTTCTGACGAGTGCAGCACGTACGCCATGAAATCTAAAGGATGGTTGAAAGCACCCGACATGCCGTGGGTGGCGATACGTACCTGTGCGTCGAGCATGTTTCGTACGATGTAACCACCTGTTGCCAGGTTAAGTGGTTTCCAAATGTTGTTCTGTAGATATTCTGTTGCTGCGATTAGCGCCCGTGGGTCGCCTTCTTTTGTGGACAACGCTTTCTTGAAGAACGGGTTAGAAGTAAGGCGGCGTACGGTGCGGACATCGGGGAGCATCACTGTTCTGTCAAGCATTTCAACAATAGATGCTGGACCCTGAAGGCGTAGTTGTTTGATCTGCTCAGGAGAAAGGTTGCTGATTGATTTAGGATCGATAAGGTTCATGTCCAATAAACGTTGGACGAACCCTTCGTCTGTCAATCGTCCTGCCTCGTCAACAAAGAACGCTCTAATCTTTTGTGTCTCCGCACGGGACTTATTGAAAAGGTCTTTAACCACCTTTTTCGACACGCCTTCTTCTTTAAGCGTAGTGGCGATAAGTTTCTCAAACATGACTTTTGTTTTTTCAACACTTTGGATATCGCCATCCGCATGTGAGTATGCTTCGGTTGCGTAATTCAAAAGGTTGCGACCTTTGTGAGAGGTGGGGTCTACGTTGATTGTCCGTAACCAGTTCTCAATGTTCTTGATTGCGTTAGCACGGTCCAAGCCTGAGCCGTCGATAGCAAGTTGGGCTGATGGCATCTCGGCAAAGAACCTTGAGTTACGCCAAGAGTTGTACCCTGGCAAACGTTCCTTCACTGGTTTAGTCCACGTTGCGCCAGGGATATCACGGATGTCGGTAGGGAGAAGACCAACGTTTTCTGCATCTAAACGTGCAGCGTTCTCTCCCAAGATACCTAATACTTCTTCACGGGTCTTAGCGTTCTTGAAAGCAACAGCGGTATCAGGGTCAATCCTGTAATCGAATAGGTCAGAAAGAATGTAATGGGAATCTTTTGATTCCATGATTTCGTCCACAAGACGTAGGGCACGACGATCCTTTGTGGCGAACTGCATAAACTTGCTGCCGTTCCACGCAATCTGTTCTGCTTCTGAAAGACCTGCCATGCTGCGTTCAGCCGCAACAACCTTCTTGGCTAAAGCAAGGTCTGCCGAAGGGAGTACCGCTCTTGCCGTGCGGGCTTGTTTGATCTGCCCACCAACATACGTTGTCGGGTCTGCACCAACAAGAACTGCTGCATCAACGAAACCTGAAAGGATGCTATACGGTTTTGACCCCGGTGCGAAGAAAACGTCTGCTGTGCCACGACCGATGGTCCATGCGTTGCCATTGATTTGACCTCGCACATTACGGGCACGTTCACCCTGAGTCTCAATAAGTCTTTCACCAACAAAGAAACCTTCGCCTGATTGCTTGGAGTTGTCCATCATCGTCCCAAGTTGGGTTGATGCGAACCAGCCGTCGAAACCTTCAGGGTCGTTGGGGTTGAAAACTTGTGATGCAACGTTTT